CTTAAACTATTCATTAGCAGACAAGTTTAGAATATCAGGCACAGAGTATAGAATAAACAGCATAACAACAAATCTAACAACAGGCGAAGCAGATATAGAACTATTAAACGTATTATGATAAAAAACATATTAGAGATGCTACCTTACGTAGAGGGAGGATCAGAACTTATAGACATAGCAAAAGGCAAATACAAGTTTCCTGAAACAGTAAAGGAAGCATATAACAATTTTAAAAAGGAATTATGGCAAAACAAGTAGTAGTAGACTTAAAAGCAAACACAGGCGATGTACAAAAGGGTATGGATAAATTAGCTGATGCTATTGCAGACCTAAATCAAGCTCTTGGTGGTTTTAATAAAGAAGCAGAGAATTTAGATGAGGTAGCAAAATCAACAAAAAAAGCTGAGAGTGGGTTTAAGAAGTTTGGTAAAACATTAGGTAACTTAGGAAAAGCAGGAGGTTTAGTTTTTTTAGTTACTAAAGCATTTGAGGTATTTCAAGATGTCTTAGGTAAAAATCAAACACTTGTAGATGCTACTGCTACAGCAACAGAGTTTTTATCTATTGCATTTAATGACTTATTTAGATTTTTACAAAACAACGTAGGTGCAGTTACAGGTTTCTTTAAATCTATATTTGAAGATCCAAAACAATCTTTAATAGATTTTGCAAATGCGTTCAAAAGAAACATACAAGAAAGGTTTGAGTCTTATTTAGATACATTAGGCTTTTTAGCAAGTGCAGTCAAAAAAGTATTTAGTGGAGACTTTGCAGGAGCTTTAGAAGATGTTAAGAGTGCAGGTAAAGAATCTTTAGATGTACTAACAGGTGTTGATAATACTTTTGAAAAATCTGTAGAAACTGTTGGTAAAGTAACAAAGGCAGTTACAGAATATACTAAGTCAACTTATAATTCAGCAAAAGCAACAGTAGACTTAAATAAAGAAGTACAAATTGCAGATGCGTTACAGCAAGGCTTAGTAGAGAAATATGACTTACAAGCAGAACAACAAAGACAAATCAGAGATGATGAAAGTAAAAGTATAGAAGAAAGAATAAAAGCTAATGAAAAGTTAGGAGAGATACTTGACAAGCAAGAGGAGGAAATGCTTAAAAATGTTAAACTTCGTGTAGAAGCAGCACAAATAGAATTTGAGAAAAACCAAGACAATGTAGAAGCTAAGGTAGCACTTATAGAAGCAGAAAATGAATTAGCAGCAGTACAAGCTACAGTTGCAGGTTTTAGATCAGAACAACTTACAAACATAAACGCTTTAGAAAGAGAAAGATTAGACTTAATTAAAGAAGCAAACGAGGAGGAGTTCCAACTTGAAATGGATAGAGTAAAAAACAAACAAATGGCTGTAGATGCAATAGCAGGGTTAGTTAATAAAGAATCAACAATAGGCAAAATAGCATTTATAGCAAAGCAAGGTTTAGTTCTAAAAGAAATGATGTTAAATGCAAAAAAAGCACTAACAGAAATTGCAGTAAAAAGTGCTGAATCAGGAGTAGATGTTTCTAAAGGTTTCACTGCAACATTAAAAGCAGGTTTTCCACAAAACGTACCTTTACTTATTGCTTATGCAGCACAAGCAGCAGGTGTAGTCGCTTCTATGGTATCAGCAGTTGGTAAGGCTAAATCACAAATACCAAGAGGTGGTGTAAGTGTTCCAACTCCAACAACACCAAACGCACCTACATCACAAGCACCTGCTTTTAGTATAGTTGGACAAAGCACATCAGACCAATTAGCAGATGTATTAGCATCGCAAGGACAACAGCCTTTAAGGACTTATGTAGTTTCTAATGATGTAAGTACAGCACAAGAGTTAGATAGAAATATTATACAAGGAGCAAGTATAGGATAAACAAAAAAATAAATTAATACGTTATACATATATGAGAATCGTTGAATTAATTTTAGGAGATGATGAGCTAACAGGAATAGAAGCTATATCTGTAGTAGAGAATCCTGCAATAGAAGAAGATTTTATAGCACTTAAAAGCGAGGAAATAAAACTTGCTGAGGTAGACAAAGACAAGCGTATTCTAATGGGTGCTTTGCTTGTTCCTAACAAACCGATCTATCGTAGAAAAGGCGAAGAAGAATATTATATATATTTCTCTAAGGATACAGTAGAAAAAGCATCACAGCTTTACTTAATGAATGGCAATCAATCAAAAGCTACATTAGAACACCAACACACGATAAACGGACTAACATTAGTAGAATCTTGGTTAGTAGAAGATGAGGTACACGATAAATCTCGTAAGTATGGTTTGAATGTGCCTGTAGGTACTTGGATGGGAGCTGTAAAAGTAAACAACGATGAAATATGGAACAACTTTGTAAAAACAGGCAAGGTTAAAGGTTTTAGTATAGAGGGTTACTTTGCTGACAAAATGGAAAGACCTAAAGAGCCTGTAAATGACTTTGCAGACTTAGAAGAAGCTGAAGCGAGTGAAATGTTGTCTTATATAAGGTCTATAATAAAGTCAGACAAGCGTGTAAAGAGTGGTAAGAGACAAGAACTTGAATCGTATAGCGATTACCCTAACGGAGTAAAAAACAACGCTAAGAGGGGCTTAGAGCTAAACGAAAAAGTAAACAATAAATGTGCTACACAAGTAGGAAAAGTAAGAGCGCAACAATTAGCACAAGGAAAACCTATAAGTGTAGAAACTATTAAGAGAATGTACTCTTATCTAAGTAGAGCAGAAGAATATTACGATGAGGGAGATTCTAAAGCGTGTGGTACTATCTCATATTTATTATGGGGTGGTAAAGCTGCTAAAAGATGGGCAGAGAGTAAACTTAAAGAGCTTGATCTTATTGACTTGAAGAAACCTTGTCAAGCAGGATACGAGCAATACGGAATGAAAATTAAAAACGGAAGATTAGTTCCAAATTGTATTCCTATCAGGTAATGCCAAGAAAAGTAGTAAGTGTTTATATAAAACCAAAAAGAAAATCACACCCTCACAGCAAAAATGCGAGTGTGGGACAAAAAGGATATAAAAAACAATACAGAGGACAGGGTAGATGAAAAAATTTGAAACACCAAGTAAGACAAGTCCAAGAGGAGGGCGTAGAGGTTGTTTATGTAAAGATGAAACCTATTCAGTAAAGTGCTGTAAGGGTAATATAATAAATCAAGGAATCGGTAAAATATAAGTTATGAGAAAAAAAGCAATGAATTATGTGTCAAAAGTTACAGAACTATCTACAGAAAAGGTAGAGTTAGGTATAGTTGATGATTTAAAAAATTATATTGAATCTTTAGAAGGCTCAATAAAAACTTTAGAGGGAGATTTTCAGGTTTTTAGATCCTTAAGAAATAGAGTACAATCTGAAGCTGAAAATGGAGAGCAAAGAATAAAACAAATAAATCAAGAATTGCAAAGGTTAAGACAAGCTGCAAAAGAACTTGGTATTGATCCAAACAGCTTTGCAGAAGTAAAACAAGCAGAAAGACTACTAAATAATTTTAAAAGCCTTACGCAAGGTAAAGCAAAATTAGGAGGCTTACTTTCTTTATAATAAAAATGCAAATATAAATTTTAACACGTTATAGTAATATGAAATCAACAGAAATCTTAGACAAAATCAAAACTTTCTTAGGAGAGGAAAAAATTGAGGAAACTCAAGTTGAAGAAACTCAATTAGAAGAACAAGTAGAAGAATCTACTGAGAAAGTCGAGTTAGCACAAGCTAAACTTGATAATGGTACAGTTTTAGAAGCTGAGGCTTTTGAAGCAGGAAACGAAATCTTTATTGTTACTGAAGATGAAAGAGTAGCAGTACCTGTAGGCGAATATCAAATGGAAGATGGTCAAATGCTCGTAGTAAGCGAGGAGGGAATCATCGGAGAGATTAAAGCCCAGGAAGCAGAAGAAGAAGTAGAAGCTGAAGAAGAAGAAGAAATGGCTTATGTATCAAAAGAAGAATTTGAATCTGCCGTTGAAGAAATCAAAGGTATGATCAATGAGTTAAAAAAGGATAAAGAAGAAATGGCTGAAGTAGAGGAGCAAGTTAAACAAGAATTAAGCGAAACTCCTGCTGTAGAGCCTATTGCTCACAATCCTGAAGCTAAACAAGAATTTAAAGTAAGATTCGGAAACAACAGAAAAGAAACTGCTTTAGATAGAGTAATGAAAAAATTAACCAATAATTAAAATTAAGTAAAATGCCAAATCCAACAATTACAGGTAGTAGTTATGCAGGAGAATTTGCAGGTAAATATATTGCTGCATCTTTATTAACAGCAAAGACTTTAGATGATGCTGCTATTACTATTCTACCTAACATTAAGTACAAAGCTGCTATGAAAGTAGGGGCTTTCTCAAATTTAGTAAGAAGTGCTGACTGTGATTTCGATTCAACGACTTCAGGTCTTACACTTACTGAAAAAGTATTAACTCCAACTGAGTTACAAGTAAACCTACAAATCTGTAAGAAAGAGTTACACGCAGATTGGGAAGCTGCTCAAATGGGCTTTTCTGCTTTTGACAACTTACCTCCATTATTTTCTGACTTCGTTATCGCAAGAGTAGCAGCAGAGGTTGCAAGTGCAACTG